ATGAGTAAAAGTAAGAAACTACGCGAGCGACTTGGATCGCTTCCGAAAGATTTTACCTGGGATGAGCTCGTTACTTTGCTGGGTCAATATGGCTTTAATGTCCTCAATGGCACTGGTTCTAGGCGAAAGTTTGTTAATCAAAATGGTCGTTTGGTCTCATATCACTGCCCTCACCCAGGCAATATCGTAAAAGAGTACGTGCTGAAGGATGTTAGGGCTCTCTTAGATGAGCTAGATAATTATGAGTAATATGCTGAAATTTAAAGGTTATTTTGGAAGTGTTGAATTTTCTTTAGAGGACAAAGTTCTCCATGGGAAGATTCAATGCGTAAATGATCTTGTTACGTACGAGGCGGAAACACTTGATGGTTTACAGTCTGCCTTCGAAGAAGCTGTCGATGATTATCTTGAAACCTGTATGGCTCTCAATAAAGACCCAGAGAAGCCTATGAGTGGTACGTTTAACGTTCGTATCGGACCTGATTTGCATAAGAAAGCGTATCTGTCAGCGTGTGCTGAGGGTAAAAGTCTCAATGATTATGTTAAGTCAGCAATCGAAGAGAAAGTCGTCGGTAAAACGGAATACCACTTCCACATTGAAAAGCGCGAGAAAACTGAAGTATTCGCTCATGAATACAATGCCAGTTCATTTCGTGAGACTAAATGGGTTGGTGCCATCAGCAAAGGGACTCATCACTGATGCTAGAGAAAATTAAATACGGCGGATTCGAGATTTCATCTTCACAGTTTGTGCAGCATAAGGACAGCGAAGGCGGTCGATTTAAGCTATCCGTGGATAAATGCCAGTTTGGATACGATTATAATGAGTCTGAAGAGAAGGGGAATATTCAGATCATTGTCGAATCATCAATCAAAGGTTTTGACGAACAGGCTCTTGAAGATCCTGAAAATCCAAATGAGGACGGTCTCGCCTTCGAGGTAAACTCTAAAATTTTAGTTTACTTTGATGTTGAAGATAAACAGCCTATTACAGATGAATTTTGTAAAGAAAATGCTTGGTTTTTTGAAAATTTTTATTCGATATCCATGAAGTTGGCTCTTGAGTCAACGATGCAGAATACACCTATGCAAAGTATCGATTTGCCTTGGCACATTCCTTCGATTGCAACGGAAGAATAAAATTAAAGCCCTGCTCTAACAGGGCTTTAGAGGGGCGGAAAGTGCTCTAACACATTCCGCAGAGTATGGAGGTAATTCAACCGCAACACTCTTCTTTGACAAGCGCAGTGTAGTGGTTCTCCCAACAAAGTGCAATCTGTATGAATTTACAGGTATGCAGGGAAGGAAGCTTATGGCTACTGGAACCTGTCGCAAATGTGGTAATACTTGCGAGATTATTTTTCGCTATACCGTATGTGTAGATGGTGTAGTGCGTCACGCAAAGAAAGGAAAACCTTTTCCTATTCCACTTTGCAACTGCTCTGAGAAAAAAGCAGCATAAAATCTCTTTATCAAGCCCGCATTAGCGGGCTTTTTTTTCGTTGAGAAGAGGTTCAAGGTTAAGGGTTGGTGTTACTTTTATTTTTCGGTCATAACTTGACACTTGACTTTCAGTTTTATGCCCTGAAAAAAGTTGCTTATCTCTGCTACTACCATCATAGTCTGAAATTGCCTTGGCTTTAATATCGTGGAACGTACCCGGAACAGGTCGACCCAGTTTCACCGCGGCTTGCTTTTTCGCGTTATTCCACCATGTATTGAATGTTTTTTTATTCATCCGTCCACCTGATGGTGAAGGGATTACATAACCGGCTGCTGATTTTCCGATAAGATGTTTTTTAGCCAGATCAATCGCTGCCCGTAGACGTGGTGTCCATTTCTTGATCTGTTTTTTACCCGTCTTGTTTTGCTCAATAAAAATCCCATCTTCCATTAGCTCGGTAATTATCAAATCAAAAACGTCGCCTTCGCGGGCTGCGCAGAGATAAGATATCTCCATCGCAACCTTTACTTCTATTCGTGCGCATTCGTAAACAGCCAGATAATCTTCATCTGGAATATAAACGTCACGATCTGCGAGAGTGAACTTACGGATCCCGCGACATGGATTTCCCTTCACATAGCCACGTTCAAAGCCCCAACCAAAAACCCGCGACATGCTGGATACTTCCTGATTTGCCTGGTTCTTACTGGAAACGCCGCGCTTATCCATATAAATACGAACCTGCTCAATTTTAATGTCGTCTGCTTTCATCTTGCCGAATACTGCCAGTAGCTTCTTCTGGTGTTGGCGATAATCACTTTGGGTACGAGTCGCCAGCTCAGTGAATGTCGGGCTGTCGAGGAACATTCCCCATAGCTTGGCAAATGTCATTACGTCATGGCGCTCAGCTTTTGCTTTTTCGTAATTGGCCCAGAGTTTTGACATACTTGTTTCGCGTATCTTCCCCAAACTAATACTTTTCTTTGTACCTTTTGGTTTCCAGACATAGCTATATTTATTTTTTGTGACCCGAGGCGGAAGTTGTATATCCTTCGGATCTTTACGTGGTCTTCCCATAGATGGCGTCAAAGTTGGGTTCTGTTGCAACATACTCGTCAACCTTTGGCAATTCAGTAATATTAGGTGCCAGACTTCTACGCAGGACAATTGGGCGATTTCTTCGATCCGTAGTAAACGGAATGCCGTGACATCGAAGTTGACGCTGCTGTTCTGTGTACCGTCTGTATCCAGTAATTTCAGCAATTTCCACTGGTGACAGTGTGAGTTCGTACATAGCTATCACCTCAGATAGCCAGCCAGTAAAAGATAACTGGCTGGTGGGCGTAATTCTGAAAATAAAAAATCAGTTTTGAGTCAGTTTTCGCAGCACTCTATTACCCTCAATGAGACGCTGCCAGATTGCAGAAACATACCGGGCCTGGTGTATAGCATCGGCAAGGGCGTTGTGCCGTTCTCCCTCAAATGGGATGGTTTTCTTTGGGTCGATTCCAATTGCTTTACCGAGCTCTACAATTGTTCGAACATCGCGATCATTCCAGTATTCCCATGGGTATTCTTCAGCGATGAAATCAAATGAAGAACGCAGAATACAATTATCGAAAGATGCGCCATTTCCCCAGACCTGTGCTTTTTTGCGACCGCCCGGGATATTTTCAAAAATGAATTCACCGAACTGGAGCAGGGCATCATGTAGCGGGATAGCATCATCATTCACGATTGCCGAGCGCGCTTCAGAGGACTGCTTAAGCCACCAGATGACGGTTGATGGATCCATTTTGGCGCCCCAATTCACTGAGGATTCCAGGCTTACGACTTTGTAGAAACTTTCTCCGATTGAGCCTGTTGCCGGATCAAACACAACTGCGCCGATAGCGACGATAGGAGCGTCTTGTTTATTCCCCATGGTTTCAAGGTCAACCATGACGTGAATATTATCTGCTGGTAAATCTTCAACATCATTATGATGTCCGGATTCAATATTTACGGTAGTTGTTTCGCTACCAATGTCAGCATTACCTGCACCTGTCTCAGTTGCTGTTTCGCTCTCAGAAATTTCATTATCAGTTTCGGTTTCATTCCCGAAATTCTCTTCCATCTGCACATCGCTGGTGGTCTCTTTTTCCTGGGCTGTGGTTTCTGATGACATGAGGCCATCAATGGAGAACACGCCGCCGCCGAGGTTGGCAACTCCTGGTTGCTTAGTTTCTGTCAGATGTTCTGTTACCCACTTTGGATCTGTTGGGTCACTTATCCCTTCAACAAACTCCCCGCGGTCTGCGGCAAGCTGGCGGCTAATTTCGCTTTCCCAGCTTTTGTTTGGGGTATGACGTGCTGCTTTTAGTGTTTCTTCTGAGGGCTTTGAATGCTCGCTTTCTGTAAGGCTCGCGCTGATATAGCCACGAAGCCTATCTGGGAATGGAGTTAATCCAGAAGACGCTTCGCGGATCAGAGCGAAAATTGCTGCGCGCGAGTAATCGAGGATCCCAGGTGTGGCACGAAGTGATGAGGACCATTCTTTGAATGGACTTTCTTTTTTCTGAACGATTTCTTTCGCACGACGGTAAACGCCGCCCGGAATATCATAGATGTTAAAATCCATCGGCAGAGTTGCTAAGGCAATTTCTAGGTCCAGGCTATCAAAATCATGGCTAAGCTCAGGGTTACGGTCGGTCTTATTGCCGCCGCCAGCATTGGCGCCTGAAGGTGTACGACTTATTGATGATATGTAATTACCAGCAGCCCATTCTTTGCTTAGGACCCCACGGTCAATGTGTGCCGTTTCAAACCACAATTTGGTAAACTGAACCTGCTTACCAAGCTCATAGCGCTTTCCTTCTGGGAAAACGGTTTTGAAGGCACTGGTGAATTTCCACAGACCAGGCATATCGTATTTCTTAATTTCCGGAACATTTTCAGCAGCCAGAATCAGATTCTGTACAGCGTGATTCTCCGTATCCATTTCCATCACAGAAAGGCGGTCACGGTGCGGAATGCTAATGTGATAAACATGGCGATCGTCGGCCATGTACTGGGCAAGCAGCTGCGTGCGGAAAGGCATTTCAGCCAGGTTGAACAGGGCATCTTCATTGGCCGAATAGTCCTCTTCATCATTCTTGCTGACAGGGGGGTTAGCTACCGGTTCATTGCTTACTTCTGGCTCAGCAGGGACTGGAGCAGCAATTTTTTGCCAGCTCAGTCCATCCTCGCCAAGTTCGTAGCGGTCACACCAGGTGTCATCCAGTACACCTTCTTCCGGTAGGTCATCAACGATAAACCAGTTGGTGCGGATAGGCAGCTGGTGGTTGGCGCCGCGGCCAACATTAATCTCAGCGTCTTCCAGAATGTCCAGGATACGGCGTTCGGCGCGGGAATCGGATTTAGCAGAGAACCAGCAGAAGAGGTTTTTAGCTTCGGTGGCTTTTGCCTTTGCTTTAATGAGATACGCGTAGTTGTTCATTGCGTTTGGGTTCCTTAAGGCTGTAAGATACCCGGGACTGTGAAAGCTCCCTCTGGGTAGTGGTCATTGTCAAAACTCGAATCCGGAAAGCTTTGGTCGGCTAACCGGGGTACTTAACCCGCCTTGCGCGGGTTTTGTGCTTTATGGGCCTTTTTCAGGCTGGTGGTGTTCAGTAGTCATTCTCAAAACCCGAATCAGAAACTTACTGCAGGCTGTTGGTCGTCAGCCGTCTTCAATGCCTTTTTGTATGGCTGGCATGTGCCTTTTACCTTCTGGGCCTCAGCATCGCTGTTACAACTGGTCTCAGATGGATACACGCCTATCAGGACATCAGAGCACTCGCTGGTCAGGGCGCACACGCTGATGACAAGGGCAAACAGCGTATTCATGCTTTAGCCTCAGGGTTCCCTTTCTGGGCTAACAGGTAGCAAAGCTGACGTAGCCTTGCTTCAAACCAGTTCAGTCGTGTTGCCTGGTGGCCAGTCGGTACTCGGGCAAAATCTGTCATATTCATCTCCCGTTTATTGATGGGTAGGGGGCTTTGCAGCACGGCGCCGGGTGCCTCCCGGTGGCTGCAGCCAGTTAACAACTGCTGCCGACCTGTTTTTTCCCGCAACATGGAAACCGCCCATGTTTACCTTTTAACTGTGTCGCGTGCGCTTAGCCGCATTCACTGTGTTGCAAAGCCTGTTTATTGATTTGCCTGTCTTTTCACCACTTCAGGCTCGGTGGTATTCTTGGAGTTCTCACACATCCAAGAAAAGAGAGCAAAATGTCCCGTAGCCCTATACCTGTCTTCTGGTACGAAGATCCCGTTCACTACGAAGAATTCCAAAAAATCCTTTCAGATGCTTACGTCCTACCCTTTGACTATTACGACTGGCGTATCCGCGCAGATAGCATGGTGGAGCGCTACGAAAACAGCGGTATCCAGGTTGTTAAGGTGGTAGCCAGCACTTACGAGTTCATCTCCTGGTGCGAAATCGAGGCACGAGATGTCAGTACCAAAAGCTGCATTGATTACGCGGTCGCCGAATCGGGCCTCCAAATCTCGCGCGACGGAGAGTTTGATTTGGGAGACGAGTAAAAAGTAAATCTTCCCTCTCCTGCATACTTCTATTCTCATAGCGATGTCCTGTGTCATGCCTGTAACGCGGGCCAGCGGAACGTTAAAACCTGCTGCGAATTCTTTTGGTCGTCATCTCATCCGGTGTTTCGTATGCCGCCGGCAGCTACTACGTGGGCTTCCTGCCTCGATGACTTGCTGCGATGGAATGATTAAAGCATTGGTTTATGTTTGATGTCAACATTGGATTTATACTGATGCAAACTTTTGCTTTAATCGAGACAGGGGAGCTGTTGGATTGATTGAGGCTGTGCGGCAGGCAAAAAAAAACCGGCATTTGCCGGTTTCATGGGGTGAGATCAGAGATGTTAGTTAGTGTCTCTAGCCTTAAATCGACCACGAAGATATTTCTCAACATAATCATCGATTTCTTTTAGGCGGACTTCAAAAGTATCGATCATTCTCTCTTGTTCTGCCTCAGGTAACTGCCTAAACAGGCGTAACATTTTGCTCTCATTTGGCTTGAGGCCTGAATCTTCAGATACCTTCTCTCCAAGCAACCAAGTTACAGACACATTGGCAGCTTCCGCGAGGGCAATTGCGGACTTTTTACTGATTACTCCTTTCTTAAACCACCCATTCACCGCTTGAGGTGTAACTCCAGCAATGCGAGCCATATCCGCCTTGCTGATCCCTCTTTGAGTAATTTCTTCCAAACGAGCAATCAGTTGGTTGTTGAGTTCTTCAGTGTTTTTCATAAGCCCATTGTAAAGGTTTAGTTTATAGCCACAATAAATTAAAAATTTGCATTGAATATAAACCTATGCTTTATTATGCCTAACTTAACGAGGAGATAGATATGACAGCCCTTGATAACGCAATTCGAGTAGCTGGCTCAGCCAATAAATTAGCATCAACGCTTGGAGTAAGCGGCATGGCAGTAAGTCAGTGGAAAACAAAAGGTATTGTGCCTTCATCGCGAGTTTTACAGGTTTTTAATGCAACGGGCGTTACGCCTCATGAATTACGTCCTGATCTATATCCGAATCCAACGGATGGAATACCTAAGGAGTGACCATGCAAACCATCTCTTTTGAAAATCATACTCCGGTGATGAGTATGCAACTGAAAACGGAAAATCAGTATTTGCCCCGTCGGCGTGACGGCAAGAAATGCCGAGCCATTTTGGCCGCCGTTCAGGAATGGGAGTCCTCATTACCTGGGCGTGCGCAAGACCACGTCGCGCAGCTGGTGGCCGAACAGTGGGAGAAACAAAACGGGCGCGGTATCAGCGTCAATAAACAAAATCTGTATCGCTACCTTAAAAACGAGGGCGGTTCAGAGAAGTACACCAGTTATGTCATCCAGCTTTCGGCGGCGATCGCTGATGCAATGCCGATAGAGATCGCGCGCAAACATGGCCTAAAACGTGGCTTAACTGAAACCGAGCTGGTGGCCAATGCAATCAAAGAATGCAGCGAAGCGCACCAGGCCAAGTTACTTGGCGCACCTCTGCAGAAGCTAGAGCGTGAAATACGGGAAGCTGCAATTGCACTTTTTAACATGCTCCCTGCAGATGCGGCGGGACCACTACTGGCGAGTATCAGCGCCGTAGCGCCGCAGTTTTTCTAATCGAGTTTTGACAATGACCACCAGCACCAGCTGGTTAATAAGAGGTTTCAGATGGCCCGCATCAGAACAGTTAAACCTGAATTCTGGACAGATGAGAAGGTGGTGGAATGTTCAATTCCAGCGCGTCTCCTGTTTATCGGGTTGTTCAACTTCGCCAACGACATGGGATGCCTTGAGCGTTCGCCAAAACGGTTGAAGATGCAAATCTTCCCTGCGGATGCGCTCGATTGCGAACCACTAATACAGGAACTGATTACTCATGGATTACTCACTGAGTATTCAGTGAATGATGTCTGCTATTTGCAGATTAAAGGTTTCCTTAAGCATCAAAAAATAAACAGGCCTTCGGCCTCAAAAATACCTCTTCCGCCAGAATTCACTGAGGCTAAGGCTGGAAAGGAAGAAAAGAGAGCACCTAATCAAGGAGTCCTCCATGAGGACTCAGTGAATCCTCATGGAGGACTCACTGACGGAAAAGGAATGGAAGGGAAGGGAAAAGGATCAAACCCCACTCTCTACGCGCACAAGGGAAATGTTTTTCAGGAACCTCAGTATTTGCAAGGTCTGGATATTCCGATCGGGAAATTCACTATGCACGACCTTTGGCTGCCATCACAGGACTGGCCGAGACTGGCTGCTACCTGGGGAATAGCGCTTCCCGAACCGGCATACCTGCCGACAGAGCTGGCAGAGTTCACCGCGTACTGGAAATCCGAGGGGAAAGTGTTCACTCAGGTTCAGTGGGAGCAGAAATTTGCCCGCAGCGTGATAAATGCCAGAGCCAAATCCAAACCACACCCAGCAACCGGAGGTAACGGCAATGCAAGAATTCAATCAGTTAACACCGCATCCCGGGCAGTCCAGCAAATTCAGGAAGCCAGAGAGCTCTGGGAGAAGCAACGCGGACTTGCTGGCGGCGGATACGGCATGGCGGCTATGGACGGTCATGGGAGAGATATTCTCGAACCGGTGGACCCAGAAGAACGGGGCGGCGCCATCGGATATGTGGATTGCCCAGATTGGATCGATGAGTGATGCCCAGATTACCCTGGTCTGCCGTCAGTGCATGGAGCGCTGCGCCGCGGGTAACACATGGCCACCGGATCTGGCTGAATTCGTAGCGCTGGTTTCGGCGAGTGGAGCCAACCCATTCAACCTGACATCCGAAGCTGTGATGGCTGAATACAAGCGCTGGCGCAATGAGTCTTATCGCTATTCGGGTAGCGACAGATACCCCTGGAAACAGGACGTGCTGTATCACATCTGCGTTGAGATGCGCAGAACTGGAGTTGAGCGAAACCTCACAGAGGGGGAACTAAAAAAACTGGCAGAAAAATTACTCACGAAGTGGACGAAGCATCTGGCTAATGGATTCTCGATCCCACCGATTCGCCGACAGCTTGAAGCGCCGCGACATCCGGCAGGGCCAACACCAGCACAGCTTCTGATGGAAGAGTACAAACGCCGCAAAGCGGCAGGTTTAACCAGGTAAACGAGTTTTGACCATGACCAAAAAAATCAAATCCAAATATCGCAATGAAATAACCGCTTTTGAGTTCCTCAGGGCTAATCCGGATATGACGTCCGGCGAAATAGCTAGAGCAATGGGGCGTAGTGGCAGCTCTGTCAGTGGGCAGGTTAGGCAACTGGCGGGTACCGGACGGATTGTCCAGACGGGCACTAAAAACGGTTCCCCAATGTGGAGAGTAAACGATATGCCGTTTGGCTGCGGTAACCCGATCAGAATGAGGTTCGAACAATTGCTGCAGGCACAACGTTCGAAAGGTGGGGAGTTCGCAGCATGACTGATATCACCCGACTTTTAGCCAGTCTCAAACGCCGCTCAGCCCATGTAAAAGAGTTTGGCGACGATATTACGTTTGTAAAGCTAGTAGACCTTGATGCGCTGGTAGAGGCGCTGGATATGGCGCAGCAGCGGAATGATGAACTGGAGAATGATGAGGTTCGTCAACGGCTAGCTAACGCAGACCACCAACTCTACATGGCTGAACTGGCTATGCATCACTTCAAGGCCAGCCGCAAAGCTCAGTATCGTAAGCGCAAAGCAGCAGAAAAGCGCGTTGCCGAGCTGGAGCGTGAACATCGGCATCTTCGCCCGGTCGGTGTGATGAGCGAGAAAGCATTTCGCCGTCTTGAAAACAGTTAATCTCGCTTTATTGCGTTGTGGCCGCGAACTGGCATCTTTTTGCCGCGCAAGCGCCCAGAGGATGGCGTGATCGTTTATGTGTGCACAGCTGCCATCGGCATCAAGGTCGAGGCTGAGTGATGTGGCGAGGAACTGACCGCAGCAGAAGCCAGATGATACTAATTGAGTATCGCTACGATCCTAAAGCCAAAGACTCCAAATCAGTTTACTCGGTGCGGCATAGCAGCCGCTCCCAGCAAACTGTTCTGGAGCAATTCCTGACGATAGAGCGCGATAGTTTTGGGCGCTTTAATTCGGCTATCGAACTGAAAGATTTTCCGGAAGTGCTTAGCGATCGCGAGTCGATGCTGAAGCTTGCCGACTGGTTGCACCGCTTAGGCGTGGAGATTGAAGATAACTGGAGTCAACCATGACCAAATCAACCATAACTAGTGAATAGGCAACTGATAGTGATGAATGAATTAGGCTCGAAACAGGAAGTCGAAGAGTTTGCCCAGGTACTAAGCGCATTATGTGAATTGAAGCGGCACAGGGTAATAGACGCGCAGGAGTTGAAGTAATGGACTCTTAGCTGAAGTATCGTGCTGCGGTAACGATGTGCCGCCGCCGTTCGCTGAGGCGTTAATGGGGACTAATCTGCCGACAATGGACATTGTGGCATGGTAAGGCCCGCTTCGGTGAGTTGGTCTTTTTATGGAGGAAAATAATCCAAACATGTGTATGGGGGAGTAAAAATGGTCATAAACCCACAAAAGGATAAACCAAGCAAATTATTTGTAATACAATTATAAGCTCAGTTGTAATAGGGTTTTTTGTATGAAAATTTATCAAGCTCAACCACATGATGTGGAAACTATCCTTCCTTTGTATCTCGGTTACCGTCGTTTCTACAAGGTCGAGGAAAACGCGTCCCAGGCCAGAGATTTTATTCTCAAGCGCCTTCAGCTTAATGAGTCCGTGATTTTTTACGCCGATGTTGATGGGAAAGCGGTCGGCTTTGCGCAACTCTATCCTTTGTTTTGCTCTCTCGAGATGAAACGTATCTGGTTGCTTTATGACCTTTTCGTTGATGAGTCAGCTAGGAAGCATGGTGTTGCACAGAAACTAATATCCCGTGCTGAGCAACTGGCGAAGGAGAGCGATTCGGCTTTTATCATGCTTAGTACCGCTACAGATAATATCCCTGCACAGGCGTTGTATGAGCGTAATGGATTTGTGCGAGATAGAGAGTTCTTCGTGTATAACAAATTTCTGAAATAAGTAATCGATGTAGCCATAATAAGTGGTTAGTTAATGCCTTACGGGTTAGCTCACTACGTAGTATGGCATCAATGCAACATAGCCATGGGTAGTCGTCTCATCTAAACGCTCTGACTCTAAAGCTACAGAACCTTCTACTGTTCAATTTTGCAAAAAATGACAGAGCAAAATGGTATGGTTGCATGTAAAAACCCGCTTCGGCGGGTTTTTTGGTTTTCAGCAAAAGATCAATCTAAACATAGGCATGGAGTTGGCAAGAAGTGCCTTTAATGTCTTGACCATTTCATTCTTCAGGTATACTGTTTATTTATACAGTATTTGCATAAGGGGCTAATTATGAAAGTGGAAATCACAATTGATCGTCGCAAAAAGCTACCAGATGGCGCTGTCCCGGCATTAGAGAAAGAGTTGCTGCGGCGACATGACCAAAACTTTAACAACCGCAGTTTTATCATTCGCCGAACCGGTACTGATGGTCTGAGTGTGCTTGGTGGGATGGATGGGGACAAAAAGCGGGTGGAGCAAATCCTTCAGGATACCTGGGAAAGTGCTGACGACTGGTTCTATTGAGTAGAGGTCCAGTGGCTGACCTGGTTTATTTTGAGGATTTTGCTGTGGCTAAAAAACAACAAATGCCGAACACCGGCTATGTAGTAATCAGATGCGATGACGGTTTAATTGTTGCCCGTCTCACCTCTTTTCCCGTATGTGAGCGCGCTTTAATGTACCGTCGCGGTGATACTGTTTCGTTTATGCCTCTGCAGCCCGATGAGATCGTGGGGACTCTCTCGCTGTTTTCGCAGATGATTGAAAGAGCAAAGACCGGAGGGGGTTACCAGATTCCTCCGGGCTCTGTTACACTCCCGTCATAGGCCTGAACAACCTATACCTGCTGCGTCACGGAGAGAAACCATGGCGCAAACAAAATTAATATCTGATGCGGAACAGGCTGGCGATCATGTTGATGGTGCCGGTCTTTCTTCATTCCACAACCTGACACCACGACAGCAGGAAGTTTTTGATCTGCTGGTGGCATATATCAATCAGCATGGCTACCCGCCGACCGTTCAGGAACTGGCCGGGCTTCTCGGCGTTAGCTCACCGAATGCTGTCGCTTTGCACCTTCGTGCGTTACATAAAAAAAACTTCATAAAACTATCTCGCGGTGTTTCCCGTGGGATTTCTGTCGTCGGAAGAAAGGAACCATTACTTGCCGTGCAGCTGCTGCAGGAAATGATCGCTGACGAACCTGGGGCGCGTGATCGGGCGCTGGAGTTCCTGCGAGTGTACGAGGCCCGCCCATGAAGAAAAGCTGGTTTCTCCATGAACAACTTTCAGAGTCTCAAGCTCTGGAACTGGCGGAACGCTACCGGAAAAAGAATTGTCCGGTTGAGAAAAGCCTGTCGAGCGACTTTATCTCATGGGAACTCCGTGTGCTGTTGCCGGAATCCAGCAAGCCACCGCGCATTAACAGAACCTACACACAAAAAATGTGGAGGGACTGATGCGCGCATTACTAAATGTTGATGTTGCCCGGCACCTGGGAATTGTGTTGCTTAAACCCGGGAAAGAGTTGATGCCTTTATTCAGCGGTGGGCGCGTGCTGGTGGAGACTCTGCCAGAAAAAATGAAGGCTCTACCAAGCGGGCGCATTCCTGACGTCGGGCAACCTTTACGAGATGATCCTGATATTCGACCATTCTTTATGAAAGAGCGGGTAGTGAGGGCTGCTGGTGGTGTGAATAGTCTCGAATCCTGGTTGCTTAAGAGGGTTAAGCATTGCCAGTGGCCACATTCTGATTATCACCATTCAGAGCTGGTAACGTTCCGGCATTCAACTGGGGCAATCGTCGCATGCTGGCATTGTGATAACGAGCTGAAGTACCAGACCGATCAAACCCTTGATAGGCTGGTAGGTATCAATAACGCAGATCTGATAATCGATGCTGCCCGTATCGCACTGGGATTTGACCCTGAACGCTCCCTGTCACTTGCTGAATTGTGCTGGTGGGCTGTCAGCGTTGGGATAGGGGACGAAATCACAGAAGAGATGGCGCGCCGTTCCCTCCGGCTTAAAGAAGAGGTTTTCCAGTCAGTCTACAAAGAAAGCGAAATCGTCCCATCGGTGCCGGCCACCAGCATTCTTTCCCCGCTTGTTGCTAAGGTTGCCAGGCATCCTGGACCACCAGCCCCGGTAAAACCAGAGGTGCCAGTGGTTGTTGATCCCGTGGCACCAGCCACTTTATTCACCAGACCTAAGCGGATCCGCTGGGTGTCAGATGGTTTTATTTCCTGGGTAAAAACTCAGCCATGTATGTGCTGCGGTCAGTCTGCCGACGATGCGCATCACCTTATCGGATGGGGGCAGGGCGGCGTTGGTACCAAGGCACACGATATTTTTACGATCCCTCTTTGCCGTAAGCATCACCGGACGCTTCATCACGATCCAGTTGCTTTCGAGAGTGAGTACGGCAGTCAGCCGGAATTAATTATTAAATTGCTGGACCGGGCCTATGCGCTCGGCGTTCTGGCGTAAGGAGAAGAGCATGATGACACCACGTCAACGCCGGCTGCAGCGCGCAGGATTAGAAACAGTGGCCGCCGCGCCTCGCAAAAGCTGGTTAGGCCGGTTTACGCCCCTGAATGGCATTCAGTCTGCCTGGATTAAATCGCTACTTACAATATGGGGAGAGAGCATGCGTGGGGGAACAGCTCCCCGAAAGCCCACAGGCCACTCCTGCTGGCGAGGTTTGAAAGGGGACCGCTGGTCAGATAAAGCGCTGGAACGATTTACTGCCGCGATAGAACAGGCGAGGGAGGAGGGATATCGAGGCCAGCAAGCCTTAAACCGAGCACATGCGATTTTATGGCCTCAGCCTGTCATCGGCCTGATAGATTCCGCTATTCATGATGATGATGCCGAATTCGTAGAGCGCTGTGTTCTCGGCGCATTTGAAACGGCGGATCCGGTTTATCTGGTAGGAGTTAGTTATTACACCACACGTAAAAAAATCTCTGACATAACCCGGGAATTACAGCTGGTGGCTCCGTGGCTAACAGATGGTGAAGCCCGCAAGCGCGTGCGATGGTGCCTGGAAATATTCAGAGCAAAAACATTTCTGTCGGTACGAAAGGGAATTCAGGCTGATTAACAAAAAGTGCTATAAATCCCTTTTGATGTTGAAAATGGGCCAAAAAATCAGATAATCCATTCATGCTTGGCAGAGCTGCGCCACTCGGCAGCGACAAAAAGCGACAATTTGATTATAACGAGAGCCCCGCCAGTGCGGGGTTTTTGCTTTCCGGCGATACGACAGGGGTATTCGCGAGATGCTGAGCATCAGTACCCCTGTCATATCGTCGAGTTGTATTTTCCAGATTTAGACAAAATCTTGAGTGTGGTGGGTGAAGATTTTTGTTACTTTTCCTGCGTGGTGAATCCCCAACGCGGTGGAGTGTACAGCGGTTCCTATCTTTTATCGTAAGCACACGGATCGGTTCGCTGGCCGATTCTCCGGGAAGCACCCGGCACCACACACCTTAGGTGTTCGATTCTTTCTGTCCTGATTTCAGGGCCCTGTAGAGATACAGGGCTTTTTTATTGTCTATAATGTAGTTGTGATACCGATACCCGTGTATCACGCCCAATACAAAATCGAAGTCACATCCCTTTGCCAGCCCCTCCAGAGGCTGGCATTTTTTACCTGAATACTCCATGTCAATTCCGCCTTCGCAAAACGACGTTGCTCCACGAAACGGAGCGCGCAACAGATAATGGCACTTTCCCTTATGGGACCTGGCTTAAATGCACTGAGCGCCATTATCGTTGTGGTGAATGCGCAGGCTGATGCGTGAAGCCGACGCGATGAAAATCAGCGAAGACCGCTAATGCGCTCCAGGTCGCTTTAGTAAATCGCGGGAGTACCAGAATAGGTTCAAGCCGGAGATCTGCACCGGCCACCAGACAATCACTTGATGACCTCGCTACCTTGCGGCGCTTTTTGCTATCTGGTGGATCAGATTTCAACCGCTTGTGGTGATTTCCAGCGTCAGTGATCCTCTGGCGACAATTAAAAATATTACCCACGACAATTACAGGCTGCGCATTTGCGTGGCCTTTTTCATTTCAGGCTCACGGGATTCATCATCGATACGGCTCGTTGTTAAATCAGCCCGATGGGCCTGATCCTTTCAAACTCACACAGCACCCCGTTAACCCGGAGGTGATATGGCTAAACGTATGCAAGATAAAGAAAGCATTGCCGGAGTTTCATGGCTGATTGTCCTTGCTCTGTCATGCTGGGGCGGCCTTGTCCGATACCTGATTGACGTTAAGCAAAACAAAGCCACCTGGAGCTGGATTAACGCTCTCGCTCAAATTGCGGTATCCGGGTTTACAGGGCTTATCGGCGGGTTGGTTAGCGTGGAAAGCGGACTTAGCCTTTACATGATCTTGGTAACTTCAGGCATTAGCGGTGCGATGGGCTCTGTGGCGCTTACGTACTTTTGGGAACGCATTACCGGAGTGAAAGCACAATGACAGCAGACCAGATCATTGAAGCCATCCTCGGCAAAGAAGGGGGTTACGTTAATAACCCGAATGATAAAGGTGGTCCTACTCGTTGGGGTATCACCCAGAACACAGCCCGTGCATACGGTTACAAAGGCGATATGAAAGAGCTCCCTAGGGATACTGCGAAAGAAATCTATATGCAGCAGTATTGGTTGGAGCCCAAATTTGACAAGATCGCCGAACTGTCACCATCAATCGCAGAAGAGTTATGCGATACCGGCGTCAACATGGGGCCGCGTGTTTCCACAACTTTCCTGCAGCGTTGGCTGACGGCACTGAACCAACGCGGCAAACTGTATCCCGACCTGAAACCAGATGGCGTCATCGGGAACATCACGATCGCCGCGCTGCGCAGTTACCTCGCCTTACGGGGTAGTGCCGGGGGCACGGTGATACTGAAAGGGTTGAACTGCAGTCAGGGCGCACGGTATCTCGAACTGGCGGAAGCGCGGGAAGCCAATGAAGAATTTCTCTTCGGGTGGGTGAAGGAGAGAGTAAACCTATGAAGCTTATTATTTTCTTCCTGCTTGCACTGGTGGCTGTTTTAACGTTGTTGCTGTTAAGAAAGTATACCCGTCTTGAGTTTGTGGGACATGCTCGCCTGTTACTTAGAACTTGGTCTGTTCGTCTGGGGACAGCTGGTGCACTGGTTGGTGTATGGGCGCAGTCATTCCCGCATGCAGCACTTCATGCCTGGGCGATGCTGCCACCGGACATCAAAAACATCTTGCCGCCAAACATCGTTGCGATGATTAGTCCCGCCCTGGTAGTGCTGGCGGTGCTCTCACAATACGTACGCCAGCCAGCATTGAAAGATAAGGCCGACGAACAGAAGGAGCCGCAACAATGAGCTTTGAAATTATTGCTGGGCTGGTGGTCCTCATCCTGGGTGCTATCGCTGGTGCGTTCGGCCGCGGGACCAGTAAGGCAGAAGCCAAAGCAGCACAAAAGCGTACTGAAGAGAAAGCCGCTGCTAGCGTCGCCGCGGCTGAACGGAAAGAGGAAGCCACCAGAGAGGCCAGCAATGTTCAGCAGACTGTTAGCCATATGCCTGATGACGATGTTGATCGGGAGCTGCGCGAAAACTTTACCCGCCCCGGTGGTGGTTGATACGGCCTGCAGCTGGGTACGAATTATCTACCTGACCGACCACGATATCGACGTGCTGGATAAGCAGACCAAGCGCGACATTCTGGCGCACAATAAATTGGTGCTAGCTAACTGCCAGAGCATTAACTCCTCTCAGCGAGTGAAATAAATGGCCTCATCCTTGAGGTCCACGGGTAAGTAAACGCAAGGTCTTTTATGTAATGGCTCTTTTAGCCTAGAAGCCAGCTCAGAAACAACAAGCGTAAGCGGTAAATAACTCGAAAATATTTTCAGAGCAGTTCAGGTGCGATATCCTGGCAAATAACAAATCGATGAGAATGTCTATCTCATCTAAGGGTAGTGGGTAAATCTCCCGATACTGCTCACAAACAGCACTCTCTTGTTAAAATTTTGTGATAGGATCTGGTCTTGTAAGGGGCAATCACATGATATCGTGTGACGAAGTTTTGAACTATGGAATGGCTGACTTAATGAATTCGGAGTAATTGTGACGATTCACAGCGATTTGGAAGCTTACTTATTACTTTTGCTTAACATGTGGCCTGTATTGATAGTCGTTTGTATTGGAATGGCATTGGCGTTTTATGGTGTATTCATGCGCAAGACGGCCATAACTTTAATCGTACTAGCAATAATTATTAGTGTGTTAGGTTGGATGTATGCCTGATTGTGGAAATATATTTTCCTTATTTCCTACGGTCGCTGATGCGGCCTTTTTTATGGGTATTAATGTATCTAGCCCATACGTTTTGTGTTGATTTTTCTGGTGGGCGAATAAAAAAACGCCCTGTTTTATGGGGGAACAGGGCGAGATGTAATATGAATAAAAACAGTTATCGTTTTGGTCCAAACTGACGTTATCACATTTTTCGGATATTTCAATGCACTGGATACATCAAGTTCTAAATCCGGATGTTTCTTTTGCCAAATAGCCTTTGAATAGAGTTTTCTCAATGCCGCCCAGCAACACCATGATGTTTAACCAGTAGCCTCGCAGATGCGAGGCTTTTTTATTCATAAAGGTCCATGATGCAAAATATCAAGATTGAATACGTTAATGGCGTCATTGCTGGCCATTTAGTTTCTGGCTCAATATTCGGTACAACAATCCCCGCATTGAGCATCAAGCCAGGCGCCGATTGTAAGGAAAAACAGACTTCAACCATTACGATAAAAGTTGATATGGATGCTAGCGCAGCCCTGAAGACGATAGATGATGTCGGTAACGACATATCTAAGCGGATTGATACCGCTTTAAATATTGCGTTTAGACCGGGTAGTAAAGCCTGGTCTGCGATTAAGAATAACCGCTAATGCCAGCCCGCTCTAAACGCCCATGCCGCCACCGGGGGTGCGCGGCAATAACCAATGATGCCAGCGGATATTGTGACGCCCACCGACTGCAACATGCTGGCGATGGTTGGCGCAATTATCAGGCTGGGAAAAGTCGGCATGAAAGGGGTTATGGCCGACCGTGGGAAATTCGCCGCGCCAGAGTTCTCCAGCACGACAAATATCTTTGTCAGAACTGCCGACGCCACGGCATAGCCACAAAAGCTACCAGCGTCGACCACATCATCCCTAAAGCCCACGGCGGTACTGATGACGACTCCAACCTGGAGTCGTTGTGCTGGCCATGTCACAGAAAGAAAACAGCAACAGAGAGAACGCGATGACCGCCACGAATCTTAAAATTGAATACGTTGATGGGCAGTTGGTTGCCCTGGAGAAAAACGGAACGTCATTCCTCGGTGCCGGAGTAACAGCGCTTTACTTCAGCCATACGCTCGAGGAAAAGCCCTTGCTGAAGGTTGAAATGGGCGGAGGTCCGGTAGAAGAGATGCCTGCGCCACCGCCCCAGCAGGTGCAAGCCGAACCAACGGTTCCAGTTAGTGCAGAACCGCCGAAGGAAGGAGAGCTCCTTCCACCAGCCCAACAACCGCAACCGCGTGGCCGCCGCCGCCGTAACCGTCAACGGAGCCAATAATGTATAACCGTAATGAGCTAACCCTAGCCATGTTCTATGCCTCCAGCACGAACGATGAAGGCAATAAGGTCGCTACGATCACCGTTAAGGTGAACAACTCGGATCAGGTATCCATGCAGACCAGCAAGCTGGTATGTGTCACCGGGAAAGACAACAAGAAAACCTACCAGGTTGGCGAGCAGTCAGTTAGCAATGGTTCTGATCCGTTACTGACGGCCATCGAGAACTACTGGCGGCAGGACACAGAAAGCATCGTTAACGCTTTATTGATGGATGTTAGCGACTTCATCACCGGCAATATCAATACCAACACAACCTTCCTTGGTTTCGATGGACTCAAAATCTTTGAGATGCAGCCGTTGGAAAGCCGTATCCCTGAAAGTGTGCTGCAGGCTGATGGCGGAACCGCTCCTGAGTTAGAGGAATAAAAACGATGAAGTATTAAAGCGGTCAGGCCGCGGCCCGAATGGCGACTTCCACCTCGACTGAGGCAACTGCCGCCAGGGGGAAGGGGGTTCAAATCCCTAACCCCTTTCGCGCTTCGGGACTGCCGCTTCAGGTAGATTTTTGCGCGTGAGAAATAAGAATTTTTTTTGGGACGTTTTGGGGTGCTTTTTAATGACTACAGGGATGCGATCACCTGGTGCTGGAAGAAAATCGAACAACACAGGAACCCAGGTTAGTCCTGTTACCAGAGCGGTAACTCCGCCAGATGAACTGCTGGTTGAGATGGCCATCGATGCCTGGAGACGGACGTGCAAAATTTTGATTAGCCGTGGCACGTTCCAGATGGAGGATTGTTATTTGCTGATGGAGTACTGCAATACCGTGCAGCTGCTGTACGACGCCAATCAGGAAATTAAAAGCGATGGCCTTGGTGATGATACCGCAGCCGGTGGCCAGAAACTTGGCGCAGCAGTAAAAGCACGCAGCCGTTATATCAGCGAATTAATTCGACTCTCCGTTGTATTAAAGCTGGACCCCAATAGCCGCATCCTGAAGAAACAGCCCGGAGATAATAATAATTCCAGCGGTGAGTTCGACGATTTTTAATTGTGGTGCGGCCCTAATGACTTAAGGACGGAGCATGGCCGCATATCCAAACGTCAATGTGGCGAACAAATATGCGCGGGATATTGTAGACGGAAAAATAGTCGCCTGCAGAGCTATCCGGCTGGCATGCCAGCGCCATTTTGACGACTTAAAGAAATCACTCGATAGCAATTACCCTTACCGATTCGACCGGGATTTAGCAGAAAGAGCCTGCCGGTTCGTTCAGCTATTACCTCACTCCAGCGGCGATTTAGCCGGACAGAAATTAAAGCTGGAACCGTGGCAAACTTTTATATTCAGTTCGATTTTTGGCTGGGTCACGAAAAAGGATAAAAAACGCCGATTTCGCGAAGCGTATATCCGGGTAGCAAGGAAAAACGGGAAATCGTTTTTTGCTGCCGGGATTGGCACCTACATGTTCTGCGCTGATGGTGAAAATAGCGCAGAAGTGTATTGCGGTGCGACAACAATGGCGCAGGCGAAAAAGGTTTTCACCCCAGCCAGGCAGATGGCCAGCCGCCTGCCAGCACTACGCGCCAGATTTGATATTTCGGTATGGACCGACAGCCTGACCCGCCCGGATGGTTCTGTTTTTGCGCCTATGGCGGGGAAACCCGGCGATGGCGATAGCCCGCATTGCGCGATCATTGACGAGTATCATGAGCATGATACGGATCATATGTATGAAGCGATGACGATGGGTATGGGCGCCCGTTCGCAGCCATTAACGCTCATCATCACGACAGCCGGTTCGTCACTTGAGTCCCCTTGCTATGACAAGGATAAGGAAGTTAAAGAGGTTATCGAAGGCATTACCCGTAATGATCGCCTGTTTGGCATGATTTACGAACTGGATGCTGGCGATGACTGGACCGACCCGAAAAACTTAATTAAAGCTAACCCAAATCTGGATGTTTCGGTTAAGTACAGCGACCTGGTTGAGCTTCTGGAAGTAGCAAAACAGGTTCCCCGCAAGGTTAATGCCTTTAAGACCAAACGTCTCAATATCTGGGTATCCGGTAAATCCGCGTTCTACAACATGGAGCAGTGGAAAGCGGCTGAAGACCCTAGTCTTGAGCTGGCAGATTTTGCCAACGACAGCTGCAACATTGGTCTCGACCTTGCGAAAAAGCTGGATATGAACGCCGGGATACGGTTGTTTACGCGGGAAATTGAAGGTAAGCGGCATTACTACTGCATCAAGCCTAAATTTTGGGTGCCAGAAGACACAATCAATACAACCGATCCAAAGCTGCTGAAGACGGCAGACCGATACCAGAAATTCTATGAAATGAGGGTTCTGGAGGCTACAGATGGCGCTGAGGCTGATTATCGGGAGATTCTGGCCAGCATTCTCGACATGCAGGGTGAAACCCGCATTGACGAGATTGATATCGACCCTGCAGGAGCAACAGCGCTTCGCCACCAGTTGGAAGATAACGGGTTTACCGTGGTCGATATCCGGCAGGACTATACCAATATGTCACCGGCAATGAAGGAGCTGGAAGCGGCTCTGGCCGGTGGCCGATTCCACCATGATGGCAATCCCATTCTTACCTGGTGTATCAGCAACGTTATCGGGAAATTTATCCCTGGTAGCGACGATCTCGTTCGCCCTACAAAGGGAGACAATCAAAGCAAAATCGATGGGGCCACGGCGTTATTTAACGCTATGACTCGCGCAATGCTGAATGAAAGCAGTGGCGGTACATCGGTATATGATGAGGAAGATGTAGCGTGTTAATCACAATTCTGAGTTTCATTATTGGCCTTGCCGGGGCTTTATTGGTTTCTGCTGGAGCCTGGCTTGTATTACCTGCAGCGGGGTTTATCACCGGCGGGATCATCTGCCTGCTCTGGTCTTTTTTAATCGCGCGCTCGGCATCTGCCAGCGTTAAAAATAACGGGGAGAAATAATGTTTATTCCCCAAATGTTTCGTGGACAAAAACGGTCCGTCTCAGGGGGCGGTTTTTGGGAGGCGATGCTGGGCGGCGTCAGTTCAAGCCAGAGTAAAGCCGGCATCATGATTACGCCGGAAACGGCGCTTGCACTTTCCGCTGTTCGAGCGTGCGTAACCCTCCTGGCGGAGTCCGTCGCGCAGCTGCCTGTCGAACTTTATCGACGAGATAAAAATGGAGGGCGGCAACGCGCGACAGACCACCCGATTTATGACCTGATTCACTCCCAGCCAAACAAAAAAGACACCTCATTCGAGTACTTTGAGCAACAGCAGGGATTGCTGGGGCTGGAGGGAAATTGCTACTCGATCATCGACCGCGATGGAAAAGGCTACCCGAAAGAGCTGATCCCAATTAACCCGAAAAAGGTGATTGTCCTGAAGGGGCCAGATGGGATGCCGTATTACGAAATCCCCGAAATCGGCGAAACCCTACCAATGCGCATGATGCACCATGTGAAAGTATTTTCGCTGGATGGCTATATCGGGACCTCTCCCATTCAGACGAACGCCGACGTTCTTGGCCTGAATCTGGCAGTTGAAGAGCATGCATCAGCCGTGTTCCGTCGTGGCACTACAATGAGCGGCGTGATTGAACGGCCAAAAGAAGCGGGAGCAATTAAAAGTCAGGACGCGATTGACCGCCTGCTGGCGAAATGGACCGACCGCTATTCCGGGATACACAACATGTTCTCCGTGGCGCTGCTGCAGGAGGGGATGAGTTACAAATCGCTCTCGCAGGATAACGAGAAAGCGCAGCTGCTGCAGTCGCGTCAGTGGGGCGTGGAAGAGGTTTGCCGCCTCTACAAAATCCCGCCACATATGGTGCAAATGCTGGCGAAAGCGACCAACAACAACATCGAGCACCAGGGCCTGCAGTTCGTGATGTATACGCTGCTGGCGTGGTTGAAGCGCCATGAAGGCGCGCTGCAGCGTGATTTGTTGTTGCCCAGCGAACGCCGTGACTTGTATATCGAATTCAACGTTTCCGGCTTACTGCGTGGCGATCAGAAATCGCGTTATGAGTCCTATGCGCTTGGCCGCCAGTGGGGCTGGTTGTCGGTTAACGATATCCGGCGTATGGAGAACCTGCCGCCGATAGCCGGAGGTGAAAAATATCTGACGCCGCTGAATATGGTCGACAGCGCACAAATCATCCCTGGCGATAAGAAGCCGACCGCGCAGCAGATGGCGGAAATCAACACCATCCTGTCCCGATCCTGAATACTACCCGCAGTGCGGGCTTACCCGGTAAAAAACCATGACAACGAAATTAATTAACCTTCCGCACCTTGCGGAGATGGTCTTTGGCGTGCCGCATTACGTATCACGACAAACGATGGACTCAGTAAAGGCGGTACTAATCCCCCGCATCCAGGGAACGGTAGAGAATAGCGGCATCCAGTTAGCGCTGGACCCGGAGAAAGCACCGGCATCGGAGCAGGTACAGCCAGCCGGTGGTGTGGCTGTTATTCCTGTTCACGGATTGCTGGTAGCGCGTCGCGGACAAATCACGCAGGCCTGCACGGAGCTGACGAGCTATGAGCGAATCCGCAGCCAGCTGAACGCGGCATTAAACGATCCATCAATCAGCGAAATCGTTCTGGATATTAACTCCGGCGGCGGTGCGGCAGTGGGCTGTAAAGAGCTGGCTGATTACATTTATCAGTCTCGCGAGACGAAGCCCATCACGGCAATTGTGAATTACAACGCTTTTTCAGCCGCGTATTTCATCGCATCGGCCTGCAGCAAAATCATCGTAAGCCAGACCAGTGGTGTAGGTTCCATCGGTGTGATTATGGAGCACCTGGACACATCAAAGCTGGAAGAGAAAATGGGGCTGACGTTTACCACGATCTTCCGGGGTGATAACAAAAATAACGGTACCCAACATGAGCCACTGAGCGAAGAAGCACAGGCCATGTTCCAGGGGATGATTGACGAAATGTACGAGACGTTTACCGGGTCAGTAGCGGAATATCGCGGCCTCGACCGTCAGGTCATCGTTGATACGCAAGCTGGGCTGTATTTCGGTCCAGGCGCTGTTTCAGCTGGCCTTGCTGATGAAATCTCAGACCCACAGTCGGCGATTAATGCGATCGCCGCGAAGTATAAGCAACCCCGTCAAAAAACCTCCATTCAGATGCAGGCAGCCGCGATGGACCTGCAAACCAAAATGTAACCCGACGCAAACGCGTCACTACCAGAAAGCAGCCTTCGGGCTGCTTTTTTTATACCTAAAAAAGAGAGAAATAAAATGCCACAGATTGAAGAATTGCGTCGTCAGCGTGCGGGTATCAACGAACAAGTTCAGGCCCTGGCAACCATTGAAGCGAACGGCGGTACGCTGACAGCAGAGCAGTTGACAGAGTTTGCTAACCTGCAGCAGCAGTTCACTGATATCAGCGCCAAAATGGATCGTATGGAGGCGGCGGAACGCGCCGCTGCAGTGGTCGCGAAGCCAGTCAAAGCTACCCAACACGGCCCGGCAGTCATTGTCAAAGCGGAGCCGAAGCAATACACCGGCGCTGGCATGACGCGCATGGTGATGTCTATTGCCGCTGCGCAGGGTAATTTGCAGGATGCAGCGAAGTTTGCCAGCGACGAACTGAATGACCAGTCCGTCTCGATGGCCATTTCAACTGCCGCTGGTTCCGGCGGGGTACTTATCCCCCAGAATATTCACAGCGAAGTGATCGAGTTGCTGCGTGATCGCACCATCGTTCGTAAGTTAGGTGCTCGTTCAATTCCGTTGCCAAACGGCAACATGTCGTTACCGCGCCTGGCCGGTGGTGCAACGGCAAGTTATACCGGTGAAAACCAGGATGCCAAAGTTTCTGAGGCACGTTTTGATGATGTGAAACTGACGGCGAAAACCATGATTGCTATGGTCCCGATCTCTAACGCACTGATTGGTCGCGCTGGGTTTAACGTCGAGCAGCTGGTCCTGCAGGATATTCTGACGGCCATCTCCGTTCGTGAAGATAAAGCCTTTATGCGTGATGATGGCACCGGCGATACCCCAATTGGTATGAAAGCGCGTGCAACTCAGTGGAACCGCTTGAAGCCTTGGGCGGCAGACGCGGCAGTTAATCTGGATACGATTGATAAGTATCTGGATTCCATCATCCTGATGTCGATGGATGGTAACAGCAACATGATCAGCAGCGGCTGGGGTATGTCTAACCGTACCTATATGACGCTGTTTGGCTTGCGCGACGGTAACGGTAACAAAGTCTACCCGGAAATGGCGCAAGGGATGCTGAAGGGTTATCCAATTCAGCGTACCAGCGCGATTCCGGCGAACCTCGGAGAGGGCGGGAAAGAGTCAGAAATTTACTTCGCTGACTTTAACGATGTAGTCATCGGGGAAGACGGCAACATGAAGGTCGATTTCTCCAAAGAGGCCTCCTACATCGATACCGATGGCAAGCTGGTTTCCGCGTTCTCCCGTAACCAGTCGCTGATCCGCGTTGTAACTGAACACGATATCGGTTTCCGTCACCCGGAAGGTCTGGTGCTGGGTACCGGTGTTCTGTTCTAACTTATCGTATACACCAACAAGGCCCGCTCACGCGGGCTTTTCTGTTTCAAAGACAGGAGATAGCAAATGGCAGGAAAAACAACGAAAACAGCGGCGAGCAAAGATGAGACGACTACTGATGCGTCCCTGGATGCTTCCAGCGCGAGTGATACTGTCGTTGATGCGGCCAGCAGTAATACCGGTGACGCCACAGGTGGCTCCGACGGTGGTGGTGATGCTGAAGGTGGGGAAAATACATCAGGTAGCGACACCGATCCCGACGCGTCCGTGGGTGAGCAGGACAATACCGGCTCAGATAATAGTCAAAGTGGGAAGCAGGCCCCTGCGGAGGTAAAGATGTCAGAACGTAAAGCCGTTACATTCCTCGGCCCACACCATCGTTATTCACGCGGTGATATCGCATGTTTTGACAGTAAGTACGCGGAAGAGCTGGTTTCTCGCGGTATTGCGGTATGGCCGAAAGACGCTAAGCGCGCGATGACGCCCAAACCGGGAGACAGCGACTTTGATACTGACATTGGCTGAGGTGAAAACCCAGCTTCGCCTGGAGCTGGATTTCACGGAGCATGACGCCATGCTCACGCAGATGGTTAACGCCGCGCAGCGGAGTATCGAGCGTGATTATTACTGCAAGTTGGTCAGCAATGATGAAGAGCTGCAGGCGCTCCCGGAGACGGAACGCGGATTCATCGCGGACGAAGATATCAAGCTGGCCATCCAGTATCTGGTCAGTGATGCATACCTGAATGGCCACACCGGGCAATGGCTGGAAACCGCAGCAGTGAAGTATCTCCTTTTCCCTATTCAGGAGCACACCGTATGAGCCTGAAACCGGGAGAGATGAACTGCCGCATTACGATTAGCTATCTTCAGTCCGGTCGTGGGCCGTTGGGCGAACCGCTGCCGGAAAAGTTAGTTGAATCGGGAAAGGCCTGGGCAAAGCGGGAGCTGGTATCAGGTAGAAAAGTCCGCACGATGGACCAGCAGCAGGTTATGGAAACCTGCTTGTTTACCGTCTATCCGGGCGTGGTGGTCGATATCGACTGGAAAATCACGACAAAAGACCTGGTTTATACCGTCCGCAATATCGACCGAAAAACGGACCAGATCATCATTACCGGGGAGGCAGACGGGCGGCATGATAGAACTGGCGATTAAAAATGAGCTGGAGCGCATCACCGGCATGAATGCGTACCCGCTTTTACTGCCGGATACGGTCCAGGAAGGGGTGACCTTTCAGCGTATTTCTGACCCGGAAATGTACTCGGGAACATTGCGGACGGGGATCGTATCGGCCCGTATCCAGGTGAATCTGTATCGTGTTGATGATTACACCTCACTGCTGCAGCTGGATAAAAAAATCTGGTCGGAATGGAAGTCAATCGTTCATGGCCAGCTGGATGGCGTCCCGGTCCAGTATGTTGAGCGTGGTGGCATTCAACAGGATAAAACGACGCTGACGAACCGCAGCATCCAGTACCGCCTGATTCGCGACTTCATCATTCACTATGTGGAGGATACATCGTGATTCGGATGGAAGTTAAAGGGCTGGATGAGCTGGAACGGCAGTTAACCGCCCTGGGAGAAAAGGTCGCGACGAAGGTGTTACGGGATGCCGGTCGCGAGGCATTAAAGGTAGTCGAGGAGGATATGAAGCAGCATGCCGGCTTCGACGAAACGTCGACCGGGCAGCACATGCGGGATTCAATCAAAATCCGCTCTTCTACCCGAAAGGCGCAAGGGAATGCGGTTGTAACGCTCCGTGTTGGCCCCAGCAAGCAGCACCATATGAAGGCGCTGGCGCAGGAGTTCGGCACGGTTAAGCAGGTTGCAGACCCCTTTATTCGACCCGCCCTGGATTACAACGTCCAGACTGTTTTGCGCGTCCTGACCGTGGAAATTCGAAACGGTATTCAAAACAGGTAGCGACCGCTACCGATTCATATAAGAGAGAATAATCATGGCTGAGAATCAGACATCGCCTGAGTATGCAATGCTGCCTGCAGGCACGCTAACCAAATGGGGGAAACCCGGCGACGCGCTAGCGGCGTTGAAGCCGCTTGATAACTGTAAAGCGTTGGGCGCGATGGGCCAGACAGGTGGGTTCGTTGACTGCACCACGCTGAAGGATAAGCAAAAGCAGTCAATCAGTGATCTGCCGGATGGCCCGGAAAAGTCGCTGGGGTTCATTGACGATCCTGCGAATGCGAGCTTTACGGCGTTACTTAATGCAGCAGAGGCCCGCGAGACCATTCAGCTTTATGTTGAGCTGCCGAACAAACGTACCGCAACAATGCTGCTGGCGTTGTCTGGCTGGCAGATGAATGAAATCACCGCGCCAGCGAGTGAAGTCATTCAGATCACCGTGCAAGGCAAGCAAAACAGCATTAAGTGGGGTACTGCCGGTGCCGATGCTGGCGGCGAATAATCAGCATTTTTACCAATAACAGATAGCCACCTCCGGGTGGCTTTTTATTTTTAAGGACGCCCTGTGAAAGATAAAGATTTTGACCTGTCCGCGCTTAAATCCGCGCTTCTTAAATCAGTCCCGACGGTAGTTAAAACCGAAATATTCGGCGCAAAAGTTTATATCCGCCGCCTGACCGGGGATGAACTGATTAGCTACGAAGAAAAAATGGTGGAATCAACAAAAGCTGGGGTACCGCGCGAGGCATCCGAGCATTTAGTCCAGATCATTATCGATGCGCTGGTTCAGCCAGACGGAACGGCTATTCCCGATGAATTAAAGCCAACGGCTGCAGAGCTGCTGAAGGCCCATGAAAACCCAGAGCTGCTGGAAGCCGTGGAGAAGGTGAAACGCCACTCCATCGGGACGCTGGAGGAAGCGGAAAAAAACTAAATGACTCGCCCTGGCTGGAGCTGATTTTCTGGCTGGCCGACCGCTGGGGCGAGCCTGACCCATCCAAAATTGCTGCACTTCCGGCGAACACCCTGTATCACTGGCGCGCTTACTTCCTGAAACAAGGTATTTTCCGCCGCCCTGGCGATGAAAATGCGCCTCCTTCCGAAACAACACCTGCGCCATCCCGGACGAAGATGGAAGAGGAATGCGCGGCAGTCATGAGGGCATTAATGTAATGGCAGACGTCGCATCTTTAGCGGTCGGGCTGCACCTTAACGCAGCCAACTTTAAATCCCAGCTTCTGGGAGCGTATGGCGACGCGGAGAACCAGTCCAAAAGGTTTAACCGCAATGCCCAGGCGGACGCGAAAAAGACGGAAGACGCCTATAAAAAGGTCGGCCTGTCGATATCCGGGATGGCCAGCAGGCTGGCGGGGCTGGCAGGCGCCGGTCTTTCCATTAGTACGATCATCACAACGTCCAGGCAGTATGGCCAGGCACTATCTGACCTGCAGGCGATCACCGGCGCGACCGCTGATGAAATGAAAGCGCTGGATCTGGCCGCGCAGGAAATGGGGCGCACGACAGAGCACAGCGCCAGCCAGGCTGCTGAGGCGCTCAAGCTGATGGCATCGGCTAAACCGGAGCTGCTTAAGACTTCAGATGGTCTGCAGCAGGCGACGAACAGCGCGCTGATTCTGGCACAGGCCGCTGGAACGACGCTCCCGGATGCAACAAAAACGCTCGCGCTTTCATTGAACCAGTATGGCGCCAGTGCGCAGGAAGCGGATCGTTACATCAACGTTCTGGCCGCTGGCGCGAAGTATGGTTCATCCGAAATTACGGATACGGCAGCAGCCATTAAAAATGGCGGCGTCGCAGCTGCACAGGCTGGCGTCGGTTTTGAACAACTGAATGCGGCCATTCAGGTTCTGGCCGAGCGTGAAGTGAAAGGTGGAGAGGCAGGAACGGCGCTGCGAAACGTCATCCTGAATCTGGAAAAGGGAACAGATAAAACCCTGAAACCTTCGGTTGTCGGCTTGAGCCAGGCGCTCAATACGCTGGCAGGCAAGAACCTTTCAACGGCCCAGGCGGTGAAGCTGTTTGGCGTGGAAAACCTCAGCGCGGCTTCCATTCTCGTACAGAACCGTTCCAAGCTTGATGAATTGACCGCTTCGTTGACCGGTACTCAAACGGCGCATGAGCAGGCATCTATCAGGGTTAACAACCTGAACGGCGATCTGCTTGGGCTGAGTAGTGCGTTTGAGGGGATGGTCATTAAGATTGGCCAGAGCAGTAACGGTCCTCTTCGCAGCGGTATTCAGACCGCTACGGAGGCGCTTAACGGCCTGGCGGATAACTTTAATACCGTCTCCAGTATTGCGCTTTACAGCCTGATTCCGGTTCTTTCCACAAAACTAACCGCAGGGCTTCGGGAAAATATCTCTGTCTGGCGGGAAAGCCAGGCGGCGGTGAAAGCGAGAGCACTTGCCGATGCAGACATCGCCCGTAAAACGCTGGATTCAACTGCAGCCATCCTGAAACAAAACGATGCCGAGTTCGGTTACTACCGGCAGATGGAGCGGACGGCTAAACAGTACGGGATGAATATCAGTTACCAGGATGAGTTTACCCGGCTTATCCGACAGGAAACTGAGCAAACCAATCTGGCCAGCCAGGCGAAATTGAAGCTGGCAGCGGCTAACCGGCAAATGTCGATATCCGCCCGTGCGGCATCGGTTGCCGTAGGACTGGCAAAAGGCGCGTTTAACTTAATCGGTGGCCCTTTCGGTGCCGCTATGCTGGCCGGTTCAGCCATTCTTTATTTTCATGAGAGGGCAAAAGAGGCCCGGCAATCAGCCATTAATTTAAAAGACGCCGTCGTTGAAACCAGCGAAGCGCTGATGCGCCTCTCTCTCAACCAGCTAAATGTAAAGCAATTCGACCTGGAGGATCAGTATGAAAACCAGGTTGTGCAGCGAAACCAGCTGATTAAAGAGATTCAGGATGCCGACAGCCGTATTGGCAGCCTAAAAGGCTTTGACCCCTTCGGCCAGTTGGATGGGGTGAAAAAAGACCAGACGCGTGCGCGGGCGGACCTCGATAGCGTTAACGAGGGATTGCGTAAAACAGAGGAAAATATCAAGCGCGTCAGTGATGCTAAAACACTGGCCCAGCTTGGGTTGTCTGGAAAAATCACGTCCCTTACAGACGACCTGAAAGGCGCGCTGAGTTCGCCCCCTAAAGAGACTGGCGACGGGAACCCCTGGATCGGGGATGGTGGTACCGGCTCCGGGAAGGGTAATAAGGCTAAGGTCGACCAGTTCAAAACGCTACGGCAACAAATTGAAGAGGCCCATGCATCCAGCCTGGCCCGGATTAACCTTCAGGAGAAAGACAGCAACAGGGAGCTGCAGGAAGCAGCGAAGAAGAATGGCGCCAGCGATGCCGACCTTCAGCGTGCGCTATTGATGAATGCGGAGAACTACCAGAAGCAGCGACTGGATCTGGCCGCACAGTATTCACCGGCGCAGGAAACCCTGCGCAAGGAACAGGAAGTCAGCCAGGACCTTGCCGAGCTTTTCAAAGCCCGTCTTCTAACCGAAAAAGATTACCAGACTGCCCGAATAACTCTGGCCAGGGATACAGCCAAAGAGTTACTGCAGGCGCAGGCTGACGAAATCGCGGCTCCTAAACTGGATATCGCCGGTGAAGTTGATCCACTGGTAGCGCTTCGTAATCAGCTAGCACAGCGGCAGGCTCTACTGCAGTCTTACTATCAGGGCAGCGCGATTAGCAAAGACCAGTACGAAATGCTGATGCAGAAGGCGACGAAGGAGTCCGCCGATGCACAGTATCAGACCTCGCTGGAGCTATATCGATCGCAGGGTGAATTCCAGAGCCTGGCCGTTGGGCTATTCGAGACGGCACATGAGCGCTCCACGAATTTCTTAACGAGCATGCTGACGCGAACCCAAAGCTTCAAGGAAAACATGGTTGGCCTGTTTTCCTCGTTGACGCAGGCAGTCATCAAAAATCTCATTGATATGGCCGCACAAGCGCTCGTCACCAGTTCCATCATGCAGACCATCATGGGAGTGGTTGGAATTGGAAGCAGCATAGCGGGTGGTGCAGCCTCCGGCGCCGTTGGCGCCAGTACCGGGACGGCGATCCAGAATGCGGGTAGTAGCTTCCAGTTTAACGCCAAAGGCGGCGTCTACGATTCACCTTCCTTAAGTGCCTATAGCAACCAGGTCCACGATACCCCGCAGTTCTTCGCCTTTGCTAAAGGCGCTGGTGTATTTGGTGAAGCAGGGCCGGAAGCCATTATGCCGCTGACGCGCGCCGGTGATGGTTCGCTGGGGGTACGTGCGGTCGGAGGCGGACAGAACGCCAGCACCTCCGAAGGGCCAAAGGTCTGGATCACTATTTCCGGCGATAAGACGTCTACCGAGAGCTCGTCAGGTTTTGAAGAGTTTGGCCAGCAAATTGGGTCGTTCGTTGAGAAGAAATACCGTGAGCTGCAGGCGAAAGATATGCGCCCAGGCGGTGCTATCTGGAACGCTGTAAAAGGACAACGCTGATGGCGATAGAAATATTTACTTGGAGTCCCCGAGTAAACCCAACGCAAACCGTGAATTTCCGTACTCGAAAGGCGCAGTTCGGTGACGGATATACGCAGGTATCAGGGGATGGATTAAATCCCCGGTCACAGGAATGGGAGCTGAATTTTGTCGGTACCGAAGACTATATCCGACCGATAAAACAGTTCCTGGATCGTCATGGCGGCACAAAGTCTTTCCAGTGGACGCCACCCCTTGAAGATATTGGGCTTTTCCGTTGTGAGCAATATAAACCAGTACCGATGGGTGGAGGGAACTACTCCCTATCGGCAACCTTTATTCAGGGATTTAAACCATGAGCCTTAATGCAGATTATCAGAAGCTGGAGCCGGGTGATTCAATCCGGCTTTTTGAAATTGATGGCCGTTCTTTCAATATGGACGAGGTCTTATACTTCCACGGCTATAATATTCCGCACTCAGCCGAGGAAATTATTGCAGCCGGTGGTGATGAGTCGAAATTGTCAGCTAAAAGTATCTGGTGGCAGGGCACCGAATATAAAGCATGGCCATGCGATATCGACGGCATCGAATCGTCCACTACTGGCAGCGATGCGCAGCCCACGCTCAGGGTTGGTAACGTAGAAGGGAAAATTACCGCGTTGTGTTTGCATTATGACGATCTGGCGATGGCGCGGGTCACCATCCATGATACGCAGAAGCAGTATCTGGATGCGCGAAACTTCCCTGAAGGTAATGCCACCGCGGACCCGACGCAGGAAAAGCGGCAGCTATTTTTCATTGACGCCAAACAACTTGAAACCGATGAAACGGTGGAGTTCACACTCGATAGCCCGATGGGGGTGCAGGGGAAGCTGATCCCAACCCGCCAGTATCATTCGGTTTGCACCTGGTGTATTCGCAACAAATACCGTAGTGGCGATGGCTGCGATTATGCCGGGACAAAGTATTTCGACAAGAATAACAAACCGGTTGATGACCCATCGAAGGACGTCTGCAACGGAACAATCACTGCCTGCAAATTACGTTTTGGCGAGCATAACGAGCTGCCGTTCGGCGGGTTCCCTGGTACGTCGCTGATAAGGAGCTGATATGCGCCAGAAAACGATTAAGGCGATACAGGCTCATGCTGCAGCTGATTATCCGCGTGAGGCATGCGGATTGATTGCTCAACGGGGCAGAGTGGAGCGCTATTTTCCCTGCAGGAACCTGGCCAGCGAGTCGAATGATAATTTCGTCTTGTCACCAGAAGATTACGCAGAGGTAGAGGACTGGGGAACGATTATCGGCATTGTTCACAGCCATCCTGATGCGACCACGCAACCCAGCGAACTGGATAAGGCGCAGTGCGATGCAACGCTGCTCCCCTGGCATATTATCAGCTGTCCAGAAGGCGATCTGCGTACCATCCACCCACGCGGAGAGTTGCCCCTCCTCGAGCGACCGTTCGTGCTTGGCCATTACGATTGCTGGGGTTTAGTGATGAGCTATTTCCGGCAGAACCACGGCATCGAGCTGCACGATTACCGCGTTGATTATCCCTGGTGGGAAAACGACTATCCCGAAAATTTCTACCACGATTGCTGGTATGAATGCGGATTCCGTGAATTTGATGGTCCACCGCAGCCGGGTGATATGGTGATCATGCAGGTGCAGTCGGACAAATGGAACCATGCCGGGATTCTGCTGGAAGGTAACATGCTACTGCACCACCTTTATGGCCATCTCAGCCAGCGTGTGCCGTATGGTGGATACTGGTTAGATAGAACGATGAAAATCGTTCGATATCATTCTCTGTGTTAATCTTTTGTGAGATTTGAACTAAAAACAAAAGGGACACCGAGATGAAAAAAATTGCACTAGCTTTAGTGATTGTGGGAATTAGCGGGTGTGCAACTAAACCAGTAACAAATGAACAGGCACAAAATATCCCCTTCAAACAAATATTGGACTCATCGTTTTTTTCTAAAAAAGAAGGCACGGGCGAAGTTATTATAAAGCGAGACTCTGGTGTTATGGGTAGCGCTTGTATGACGCGAGTATATCTAGATGGTAAAGAGATAGCTGATTTAGATACCACTCAAAAAGCCGTGATTTATCCAGAAGTAGGGAATCATGTATTTAGCGCATGGCCAAAAGGAATGTGTGGTGGTGGAATGAGTGAGCAGTCGGGGACAGTTGCTGATGGAAAAACATTAATGTACCGGATTGGTTATGGAACCAATGGTGATTTTGGAATATACCCCACGGCTTTTTAATTTATCTTTATGTGAAGAACCGCCGTCAGGCGGTTTTTTTCGGGGGAGAAAAAATGCAAGAAGTTATGACGCGTATTGAATTAAGTGGGATGCTCGGTAAAAAGTTTGGAAAAACTCATCACCGTCTTATTTCGTGCATCCATGAAGCAGGCATAGCGCTGGCGAAAACGATACCCGGCTTTGAAAAATTTATGATTACCAGCAAAGAGCGCGGATTAACCTATGCGGTATTTAAAGGAGAAAAAAACATAGGGGTAGATGACTTAGGTTTTCCGATAACTGGAGAGGTAATTCGCATTGTCCCTGTAGTCATTGGTAGCAAAAAAGCCGGTTTTCTTCAGACTATTTTAGGTGCGGTCATTGTTGCGGTTGGAGCTATAGCCACTTTCGGATTCGGTCAGGCGTGGGGCGTAAATGTGATGATGGCAGGCGGAGCCATGATGCTAGGCGGTGTTGTGCAGATGCTTTCACCTCAGCCAGCAGGCCTTGCCCGTAAAGAATCCCCCGATAATAAAGCCAGCTATGCCTTTGGCGGCGTAACCAATACCGCCTCACAGGGTTATCCTGTTGGTTTGCTTTATGGTAAGCGGCGAATTGGCGGCGCGATTATTTCCGCCGGTATCTATGTCGAAGACCAGCAGTAGCACTGTCAACCAGCCATGACATGAGGTAATGAAGGATATGAGATTGTTAAAAAATAACTCAGATGGTCAAACACCCATGCAACCCCTTCTTGTTGAGAAGCATCAAATGTCAGAGTCACTTTTGCATAGGATTCACCACGAATTTCTAGAGGCGAAAGTGTCCAATGGAGAATGCTTCGGGCATATTCAATACCCCGAATGCGGGTTTCCTCGTCCGGCATGGCCCCTGCAAGATATTGGTAAAACAGATCGTCAAGTTGACTAAGATCTACCCGCAAATGTGTCGGACTGTCAGGGCGAAGAGAAAAATCGATATATCCGCAGAAAGATTCTTCCAGACTCCCAAGGGCGCATCCAAAGGTCATAAATAAGAGACCGTATGTATTGACGCTAATCAGAAAATCCCTGAACCACGGATAATCTTTGATTTCGTGTATTTCTGATATGCGCTCCGGTTCGAGGGTCAGATCGAATCCTCCGTTGTTTATTTCACCATCTTCTCTGATGGCCGGGCGATACGGAAAACTAACAAAATGATGACGCTCTGATTTTTCCATTTTTTAAACTCTGCATACAAAGAAGCCAGCTTAACCCGAGGAACCGGGTTTTGAATATCCTGATATACAAACAGTAGCCACCTTGCGGTGGCTTTTTTTATGGACGTAATATGGCAAATAACATCATTAAAGGGCGTAAAGGTGGCAGCTCTAAACAGCGTACGCCCACGGAACAGCCGGACGATTTACAGTCTGTAGCAAAAGCCAAAATTCTTATCGCATTAGGTGAGGGTGAATTTGCGGGTGGTTTAACCGGGAAAGATATTTATCTCGATGGCACCCCTCTGGAGAATGCCGACGGTTCGCAAAGCTTTAGCGGCGTAGCGTGGGAATTCAGGCCGGGTACGCAGGCACAAAATTATATTCAGGGTATTCCCGGCACTGAAAATGAAATTAGCGTAGGGACGGAAGTTTCCAGCGAGACCGCCTGGACCCACACATTCACCAATACCCAGCTTTCTGCCGTTCGCGTCCGCCTGAAATGGCCATCCCTGATGAAACAGGAAGACGACGGCGATGTGGTGGGGAATACCGTTAAATACGCCATCGATTTACAGACGGATGGCGAAGCCTGGCAGACCGTACTGGAAACCGCAGCCTCCGGCAAAACGACTTCCGGGTATGAACGTAGCCACCGTATAGATTTACCGCAGGCAGGCAGCACCTGGACGCTGCGTCTTCGCAAGGTATCGCCGGACGCGAACAGCGTCAAAATCGGCGATGTCATGACGCTACAGAGCTACACCGAGGTTATTGACGCGAAACTGCGTTACCCACATACCGCTCTGCTGTACATCGAATTCGACTCCAGCCAGTTCAATGGTTCTATCCCGCAAATCTCCTGCGAGCCGCGCGGGCGTGTTATCCGTGTCCCGGATAACTACAACCCGGAAACGCGCGAATATACCGGCACATGGACAGGGGGCTTCAAATGGGCATGGACTGATAACCCGGCATGGATTTATTACGACATTATTGTCTCTGATCGTTTCGGTCTTGGCGATCGTCTGACCAGCGCGAATATCTCCAAATGGGCGCTTTACCCGATTGCGCAGTATTGCGATCAGCTGATACCCGATGGCAGGGGCGGTGATGGTATGGAGCCTCGCCATACCTGTAACGTTTATGTCCAGGAACGCAACGACGCCTACACCGTACTACGCGATTTCGCTGCTATTTTCCGGGGTATGACCTGCTGGAGTGGTGAGCAGATTATCGTGCAGGCCGATATGCCGCGTGATGTCGATTTCAACTATACGCGCGCAAATATTATCGGTAGCCCGCGCTATTCCAGCAGCACCAGTAAGGCGCGGTACACCAATGCGCTAGTTTCATGGTCTGACCCGGATAACGCCTATGCCGATGCGATGGAGCCCGCATTTATCCCGGAACTGGTTTCCCGTTACAGCTTTAATCAGGTGGAAGTCACGGCCATTGGATGTACGCGGCAGAGTGAAGCCCATCGTAAAGGGTTATGGGCCATTCTGACCAACAACAAGGACCGTATGGTCGAAATTGATGTTGGTCTGGACGGCAGGATCCCACAGCCTGGTTACATCATTGGCCTGGGCGATGAACGGCTGGCCGGGCGAGTTAATGGTGGTCGTATCAGCGCGGTGAATGGACGCGTCATCACGCTCGACCGTGATATCGATGCAAAAGAAGGCGACCGCCTGCATCTGAATCTGCCGTCGGGTATCTCGCAGGCTAGGGCCATCCTGTCGGTGAATGGCCGCCGGCAGGTAACGGTCACGACGGGATACAGTGAGACACCAGAGGCGGAGTGCGTCTGGATCGTCGAATATACCGACCTGGTGCCGCAGCAGTATCGCGTTATCGGTGTAAAGGACAACAATAACGGCACGCTTACCATTACCGGCGTGGCTCACGACCCGGATAAATTTGCTCGTATCGATACCGGCGCAATCATCGACCAGCGCCCGATTAGTGTTATCCCGCCTGGCAACCAGGCTCCGCCAGATGGCATCCTCCTGACGTCCTTCTCCGTGGTGAATCAGGGGATCAGCGTCGAAACCCTGCAGGTCAATTGGGACGCGGTACAAAACGCTATCGCCTATGAGGCTCAGTGGCGCCGCAATGACGGCAACTGGATTAACGTGCCGCGCAGCTCGACCACGTCATTTGAGGTCAGCGGCATTTATGCCGGTCGCTATCTGGTGCGAGTCCGTGCGATCAACGCGGCGGAAATTTCCAGTGGCTGGGCGTACTCGGAAGAGAAGACCCTGACCGGGAAAGTCGGCGAGCCGCTGCCGCCGCTGGCGCTGACGACCGTTTCACTGACCGCAGGTATCGAAATTCGCTGGGAATTCCCTGCAGGCGCAGAGGATAGCCAGCGAACTGAACTGCAGTACAGCCCGGACCAGAGTGGAAACGGTGCGATGCCGCTGACCGATTTAGCGTATCCGGGCAAACAGTATCAACAGATGGGCCTGCAGATTGCCACGCAGTTCTGGTACCGCGCGCGCCTGGTTGACCGCCTGGGCAATGCCTCGCCGTGGACCAGCTGGGTGCATGGAATGTCCAGCGATAACGTTTCTGATTATTACCAGCAGCTCGACGACGCGCTTAAAGGCTCGGATACATACGAGGAACTGAACAAAGGCATCCAGGACAACAGCGCTGCTGCCGACGCCGCGCAACAGGCTGCGGACGCCGCCCAGGGAACCGCTGACCAGGCGGCGAAGGATGTCGCCGCACAGGGGGCCATTGTCACGCAGCAGGGCAAGGACCTGGCCACCAACATCGCCAAAACTAACGACACGACCAACAAGCTGGCGCAGGAAGTGAAAGACCGCGCTGCAGGTGATGCCGCCACGGCGCAGAAAGCGGCCAGCGATACTGCGGCGGCGGTGGCGAAAGCCGAAACGGACGATGCCGCCCTGGCGAAGCAGGCCGCCGATAACCTGCTGAGTGCCAAACGCGAAGTTGAAGCGGCGATTGAGACGACGAACGTCACCATGCAGGATGGCTTTGACAGCCTGGCGCAGCAGATGGCGTCGATTTCAGCCGGTACCGGGGAGCAGTTCGACAGTCTCAAAATCTGGTATTTCGACAAGGACAACGAGGGGTGGAGTTCTGACGACGGCGGCACGAAACCGCTCCCGACGAACGACGACGGGTGGGTCCTTCCTGCGGATTCCATTTCGACCATGCGCAGCCCGTCGGGCGCTGGCACGCTGATTGACGGCAGCGCCTATAAGTACCTCCGCCTGCGCATCAAGAAAGTCGGCAACCCGGCCTGGGGCGGTCGGCTGTACTGGATTGGCGCTGATGAAACCGGCTGGACCGATGGACGCCGCCTGGTGCTGCCAGCACCGGATTTTGACCCGGCCACCGGCATCAGCACTATCGCGATCCCGGATATCCCGTGGCAGGCCTCCGGCACCATCCGCCGCCTGCGTCTCGACTTCTCACAGGGTGGAGCGGCTGACGCCGATAACTATTATGCCGTTGACTGGCTGGCCGTTGGGCGCCCGACTCCTGGCGCATCGCAGGCGCAGATTCAGGACCTGAAAACGGCGATGACTGCTGCCGACTCAGCTGAGGCGATGGAGCGTAACCAACTGGCGGTGCAGCTGCGCGGCAACGAGGAAGGGACAGACCCGAATAAACTGGTTTCTGGCCTGCTTTTCGAAGAGCGGAAAATCCGCGTGACGGCGGAGAAGGCCATCGGCTCCCGCGTTGATACGTTGCGCGTCGATTATGATAAATCCACTGCAGCGGCGACCCAGCGCATGGATACGCTGGCGAGCGACCTGCAGTCGACTGCCTCGAAAACGGATCAGGTTGCAGCGGACCTTGTTTCAGCGAACGGCGTCATTGCTGGCCATACGCTGGCCATCCAGAAAATCGAGGGTGACGTCCAGACTATCGACGGCAAAGTTCAGGCCAACGCCAGCCAGATTGCCGGGGTGGAATCGAAGGTCGATAACATCCGAATCGGCGGCGTAAACCTGATACCCAACTCCGGGGAACTGACCGGCAAATCGCCATCTACAACCGAACGTTACCGGGGTAACGCGGTTCGCATCCTGACGCGTGCCGCCGGAGCGACTGATTTTGCCGTCCTCGACTACACGCTGGCCGCGCCGGTTGACGGTACCGAGTATGTTCTGTCGTTCTATGCGAAAGCGAAGACGGACAAGACGCCGGTTCGTTGTTTCCTGAATACGCCGGATGCCACTATCCGCGCTGAAACCAGCCAGGGCGTTATTGTGGAGCGTCCAGCCGGGTATAACGGCGATGTGACCGTGACGCTCTCCACGTCCTGGAGCCGCTATTGGGTTAAATACAAACGCAAACCTGGCTTGTCCGGGACGGCGTATCTCGTTGTGGCCAGACTCGACGGCGCAGCTGCAGCGCGCGAAGCGTGGATCAGCTCTCCGATGTTTGAATCCGGCAATATTGTGAGCGACTGGAGCCAGGCACCGGCAGACAGCGCCAGCTCGGATGCTGTCCAGCAACTGACGACCCGCGTCACGACTGCCGAGAATACGCTGGCCACCACGGCGCAGCAGACGACGGCGCTCAAGTCACAGATTACGACCGGCAACCTCCTGCTGAATGGCGACCTGATTAATAAAGCGGATAACTGGCAGCTGTCCGGCACCGGCGCGGGTGCTCCGGTCTATGACGCGGTGATGAAAGGTCTCACCACGACCGAGCCGGCGATGCGAATCGCCAACGGAACAAAAATCCCGGTCGAAGCCGGTCAGGTACTGACGCTCACCTTCGGATTCAAGACGGACGACGCGACGATCAGTATCGGGACCCAGAATTTTACGATGGGCCTGATTGAGAATTGGGGGAACCCGACCGCATGGCTTACTCAGGACAACAACTGGTTTGCAGGCATCACCACCGGCTACCAGACCCGCACGCTGACGTTCACGATCCCGAATGACTTCAAAGGGAGGTGGTGTTACCTGCGCATGGCCTGCGGAGGATGGACGCCGTCGACCGCTCGTGTTTACCTGCAGGGCTTCATGCTGACCGCCTCAAACGGTATCGCTGGTAAAGCCGATGCATCAGCGGTGCAGGACCTGCAGTCGCAGGTCACGAAGAACGGTGACGACATTGCCACCAACGCCAGCGCGATCACCAGCCTGAGTGGGTGTATTGATACCACCAATGCCGAGGTGGCGAAGAAAGCCACCACCGCCGCGCTGGATAGCCTGAAGTCCACCGTCACGCAGCAGGGTAAGGATATTGCTGCGAACGTTGCTGCGACGACGAGCCTGTCAGCAGATCTTTCTGCGATGAAGCATGACGCAGACAACAAGCTGGCCGGAAACCTAATCCCGAATGGTGGGTTTGAGCGTGGCTTTGATAATTGGGTTACAGGTTCAACGACCGATGTTCGTGTGGATACGGCCCAACAACCCAGCTCAGGTAAAAAAATTCTTTACTTCAAAGCTCATAACGACCAGCTGGATGAGGTACGCAATACCACGACCGTGACGGTCGTTGCTGGTCGGACTTATAGGTTTGGAGGATTCGCACGAGCGAAAGACGGGACGGCTATCGTTACTGGCTCCGAACAAAGCAACAAATTCCGGTTTGCGTTTAATGACAATTCGCAGATTCAGGAAGCCCGTATTGACCCAACAAAACTGCAGACTGGTTCCGTCTGGACAGAAGTATTTGCTAAGTGGAAGGCGAATAAATCGGGCGTTATGCAGATGAGCGTTATGGCTCGCCTTGCCTCCGGGGAGCTCTATATCGATGACATGTTCGTCATTGATATTACCGACCAGGAAAATATTAATGCGAACGCGACAGCGTTGACCAACCTGCAGACAACCGTCTCCCAGCAGGGCGATACGATTACCAGTCAGGGTAAATCGCTAACGCAACTGACCGGCAGAATCGATACCGTTAACACAGACCTGGGGAAACGAATCGACCAGAAGGCCGATAGCTCGACAGTACAGGACCTCAGCGCCACCGTTACCAAGCAGGGCAAGGATATTACGGCGGCGAACCAGGCCATAACCAGCCTGAAAGGACGCGTAGCGACGGTTGAGGAAGGGCTGGCCAAAGCGGCCACCGCCGATGCCGTGAGCAAGCTTGATACGCGCGTCACCAGTGCTGAGGGTAAAATTGAATCGCAGGGAACGGCGATCACCGGGATTAATGTTGCTCTGAATTCGCAGACGGCAGCGGGTGGCGACTACATCCTGAACCCGACATTTGACCCCGCATATCCATCGATGGGTTTTACCCGTCGGGATACGGTAGACAGCAACGACGATGATGGTATTCCGTATGATGCTGACATCCCGGCAGGCGCTCCGCGTCGCTATGTAGCGCGACTGGCCTCACGCGATCACCAGCTCAATACGCCACCGTGGCCGGTAAAAGCGGGACAGGTATTCGAGATTTCGGTCTGGGTAGCGGCAAAGGCAGGTTCCAACGCCGCATTTAACATGTACATCGGCTCGGCTACGGGACCGAATACGGGTGCCGTGGCTTATGCTGCTTTACCGGGTAGCGTTGCGCCCACTCAGACCTGGACGGAGAAAAAATACCGCTGGACGGTCCCGGCTAACTTCCCGCGCGGATATATGCGCCCATTCCTGCAGGTGAACCAGAACGCGCCGTTTGGCTCCGTCTGGTATGCAACTGATTTCCACTGCCGGGAGATCACCGCCGCGCAGGGCGCACAGACTGCCGCCGACGCTGCCGCCGGTGCTGTCACCCAGCTGGATGCGAAAGTGACGCAGCAGGGCAACACTATCACCAGCCAGGGCCAGGCTATTACAGCCATTACAGGTCGAGTGTCGAACCTTGAATCCGGGCAGAGCGCGAACAGCAGCGCAATTCAGTCCCTGACGCAACGAACCACGGCAGCGGAAGGGAAAATTGAAACGAACAGCCAGGCGATCACCTCCGTCACCGGCGCGGTGAATGCGATGCTCAATCGCGGCGAGAACCTGGCAAACGATTTTAATTTTATGAGTGGATCGGCGCTGTGGGGTGTCCAGGGGAATACGCGTAACAAGGTGGAGTTTGGCGACTTTGGCGACGGTAAACCCGGCGTCCAGATGACGCAACTCGACAGCACGTTGTATACCGGCCTCTTTGCTAACCAGAAAGCGCCGCTGCCACACAATACCCCACGTCGCTACCAGGTCATCGTTAAGGCGAAGGGAGTATCCGGCGCGATGAATTTCATGGTTCGCCGGTTTAACTACCTGGGGAATGTGGCCGGGACTTATGAAAACCGGCAGTTCTCCGCCACGGATACCTGGGCGACGTATGCCGCTGAGTTTAGCGCGCCATCGTCGGCGACAGTGGATGGCTCTGTTTTTGCGCTCTACTGCTACCCGAACGCATCGGTCATTCAAATTGACTACATCGCCATTTACGACATCACCGATGCGGTGGCCATCGATGCAAATACGTCTGCGGTCACGCAGCTGCAGCAGACGGTCACGCAGCAGGGCAAGGATATTGCTGCGAATGCCAGCGCCACGACCGCCGTTTCTGCAAGCCTGAATGCAGCAATGGCTGACGTGGATAACAAAATCACGGGCAACCTGATTTTAAACGGAGGATTCGAGCGCGACTTCACCAACTGGACCGCGCCAGCACCAACGACGATTATGGCGGCATCCAGTCCCCATAGCGGCAAAAAAATCGTGAAATATGTCGCCGCTACATCCGCGACTCTTTTGTCGAGTGACACTGTTATTACTGTTGTTAAGGGCAGGACGTACAAGTTTGGCGCGTGGTTGCGGGCTAAGGCCGGGTCGACTATGCAGCCGAACACGCAGCCGAATAACAAGGTTCGATTTGCGTACCTCGACAGCTCTGTAATCGTTGAGGCGCGCTTCGACCCGGCCACAATGCTGACTGGCAGCGTATGGCAGGAGTACAGCAACACATGGACCGCCACTAAAGACGGCACCATGTCGGTCAGCATCAACGCGTTTTTGAATGCAGGCGAAATTTATATCGACGATGTGTACGTTATCGATATTACTGACCGGGTCGATCTCGATGCCACGGCTGGCGCTGTATCTAACCTGCAGTCGACCGTGACACAGCAGGGAAAAGATATTGCCTCTAATGCCAGCGCGATCACGTCGGTCAACGCCTCAATCGGTGCGCTGCAGAGCCAGGGATTAAACCCCTGGTGTGATGGCTCATTTGAGTCGTACACCGCAAACCAGCAGCTGGGCAGCAGCTCGCTGGCGCGCGTCTCGACCGATGTTTACCGCAATGGCCAGAAGTCGCTCAAAATCACGCGTAACAACGGCGAGAGCGGCAACAGCGACAAGATGATCGGGAACTGGCTTGCTGTTCGTGGTGGCGGTAAGTATCGGTTTTCTCTCTGGGCTTACATGGCCAGCGATATGTCGACACCGAACGGCTGGAGCGTGTCTGTCGGCCTCTTTGCTCGCGGAGAGAATGGCGGCGCAAACCAGTGGCCGGAAGCCGTCCGTATCTCCGAGACAAACATCTCGCGCGGTAAATGGGTTCTCCTGACGGGGGTAGCGACCGTTGGTGCCGACCGGAGCATTGCGCAGATGTGGATCTCCACCAGGGGGGCGAACGGTGGAGCCGGTTATTCGCTGCATCTGGACGATATCAGCATTGTCGATGTGACCGACGCACAGGAGGCGCAGGATACCGCCACTGGCGCCGCGAACGCCGTTACCCAGCTGACTGCGACCGTGACCCAGCAAGGGAAGGATATCACCGCGCAGGCAGGGCAAATCACCAGCCTCGGCTCGCGTGTGGATGATGCAGAATCGCGCATCACGAAGCAGGACGAAACCATCGCATCTAACGGCCTGGCAATGGCGACCGGCTTTAACCAGATGCGCAGCATGATTGGCGACAACAGCGCGGCAATCACCACGACGAACAAAACCGTTGCCGACCTGGAAAAATCAACCACTGAGCAAATCACCACGCTGACCTCGCAGGTCGGGGATATGTCTGCGACCGTTCAGCAGACGGCATCCACCGTGGCGGATTTAAACGGGAAATTGGGAGCGCAGTGGGGCGTTAAGGTCAATACGTCTTCCGGTGGGAATAACTACGTGGCGGGTATCCAGCTGGGGATTGACGGCAGCGGCCAGTCACAGTTCCTGGTCCAGGCTGATACGTTTGGCGTTTATGTGCCTAACGGCGATCAAAAAAATATGGTCTTCGGTATCGACGGGAACGGCGCTTATTTTCAGCAGGCGATGGCCCGTAACCTGACGATTAACTTTGGTCAGATTTCTGACAGCCTGCAGTCAACAAACTATCAACCTGGCTCCACCGGCTGGCGTTTGCCAAAAAATGGGGCTTTCGAAATGAATAGCAATGTACCTGGTCAAGGGAGGATTCAATTGGATGAATCAGGGCTTAAAGTTTTTGATCAAAACGGTGTCCTGCGTTTTGTTGGTGGGCGGTATTAGCATCCTGGTTAGTGGTTGTGCAGACCAGCGTTACAAGCCAACTGAATGCACTGTGACATACAAAATCAACACCTATCCGGTAAACGGGCAGTACCAGCTAAAAATCAATGCGGTCAGGTATGACCGCTTTGGTCGCATGCAGGTGCGTGTTGCACCTGGCCAGACAGTTCGTCCCGTAGGGCACTGGCTGGCGACCGGATTTACTAATAAGGACTGTAAATAATGGGCTACGGCGCTCGAATGTACGACGCCAGTGGTAGGGATATAACCGGGGTATTCACCCCGGTTTTTTTTCTCGGTTCTTACACGCAGGCTTCGGGTTATGTCAATTATGGAAATCCACCACCGGGTAAAGCACTACGGTATTACGTGGTGGGTACAGCGGACTGGAAAGGAACGCCAGGCAGTTCACCTTCAGTATCCATTTCTGGAGGGGCCGCGTCGTGGAACGGCGTGGACCCCAGCATGTCACGAATTGTTTTTTTCTTCGGTCCTTAATTATGTATGGAATGCAAATTGTCGATGAAAACGGCGCCATGTGGATGAGTCCTGACTTTACGCCGATGAATCTTATTGACCGGGTCGTTATTCCTGGTAATAACGGATATGTTTTTCAATCGCGTATACCCGACAACATGCAATGCATGTTTTTCATTCGCTTTGACAATGACGCGGTATGTATCACGCGTGAATTTTCACAAAACGGGTTTAAATGCCTTCAGATAATCCGAACGACAGGAACAGGGAATATCACGGTCTACGCCTTTGGAAATATGGTTATAGATGTTCCCAGGTATGGCGGTTTTATTTTTGATGCGTCAGGCCGGATGGTTTATCACGCGGGGATGAAACCGTTAGAAGTACAAACCACAGCGATTAGTGGAAATATGAAACCGCGCGATATGGGTCAACCTATTGCGGTTTCGCCATGCGCCTCTTCGCTTATTTCTCAGCGAACCGGACAGCTGTGGACAATATTCAGAAGTTTCACTGGAGCCTATGGGAATTTCTTGTCGAATAACGCAATTCCTGCCGGTCAATCCGCTGGTCCAGCTGGTTTTGTTTACCAGACCACGGCGCTGTTCATTTTTTCCAGTAAATATGACTGAGGGGCACTATGGCTAACATTAGTGACGAATTGGCGGCCAGCATTCAGAAGTGCTTCGACCGCACTTATGTTGATTTAGCGAACCAACAGCAATATTTGTTCGGGGCAGGCAATGTGACAATCACTAAGCCGGACGGAACGACGGCCACCGTCAAGTCGTGGGCGCAGTTCCTGAGCGAATACGTCACACGACAGCAGAATATCGACACGGCGCTGACGGCGGCCAACAAGGATCAGGCCAAATATACCGCCACCAATACGTGGACGAAGTCGCAAACCTTCAACGCCGTGAACACATTTAGAGAGCTTGTCACATTCGAGAAGCAGGTGAATATCGGAGGGAAGGCGACAATCAGAAATGGCCTTGAGCTGTTTTTTGATACTCCTTACATTGATTTTCATCATGGGAATAGTGAGGCCGATTTTACACACAGGATCATCACTGAAGACGGAGCGCTGACTATCTCTCCCGGACTGAGGATCAGGAATGGCGGCCTGGGTGTGTACGCAGGAACTATCACAAACTATCACGGCAGCTATGCCCAGTCGTATGTCGCAATGTTGCAGAATGATCCGCCCAATGCCTCGACGGGGGATATAATTGCATCCCCGGCTATGACATGGCGGTTCAATAACCGAGGTGCTGACAATAATGGTGATTCAGGGGCGTGCTCAATCTGGTATGAGGAGCATGTTGGCGTAGCGCATAAGTTAGTGATTCAGGTTCGCGGGTTTAATGCTCCGGTACAATATACTGCATTCCTTCCAGACGGAAGGATTCAGAACAGCACGAAAGGGTTCGTCCAGTTTCAGGGAACATCCGACGCTCGCCTTAAGCACAACATTGAACCGACCGACGGACAACTGTCAGTCGAACGCATCCGGGCGCTTGAGCTTGTCACGTTCGTCTATAACGACGATGAGCATGAAAGGACGCGCCGGGGGATTATCGCGCAGCAGGCGCAGGACGTTGATCCGCAGTACGTCAAGAACAGCAAAATGGTGTACATGAAGGACGGGGAAAAGATCGAAACTGAATTTCTTCAACTGGACAACAACGTGATCATGATGGATACGCTCGCGGCGGTAAAGGTACTGATTAAGCGAGTAGACGAACTGGAGGAGAAATTATCTGCATTTGAAATCCAGTAA